GGCGGGACCATGACTATGCTGGTGTGCGTAAAGCACGTCACTACTACGTACAAGTCCTGGTTCGCGAATGGGCAGCCAAGGGCATGTGTCGTGTCTTTGGACTGTGCAGAAATGCGGAGGAGAGATCGAACATCAAATTCCCACAGAACTAACGGCTGGAGGATCCCTGAGCCTGGAGTGTCCATTGGTGGGGCAGTATACGGAAATCCGCTTGGTGCGCCAGGCAAGGGCATGAAATTCGGCAGGTGAGCTGAGCACAAACGAACGAATATCATGGCTGAAGACACGATAGCTCAAGGGTCATACACGACGGGGCTCTACATCCACGCACAGTGCCTACGCACGCCAGCAGGTCTGGTGTATTGGAGTATCCCGGAGCGATTGGTCTATGATGATCTGGATGGATGCATCTACCAGGAAGCAGCTGGTGGAGAGTACTTGGTGGACCTGGTCATCTCTCAGTACAAAGAGCTGTATGCCAACCCCACTGTACTGCTTGGCGTGGTGTGCGAGTTCCAGCCAGACCCAATCATTGACCCATCTATTCCACTTCGTCCTGGGCAGGTCATCGTATTCCCCCCGTTCGATTACTGTGATGAGGCATTCAGTGCCCCAATGGTGGAGTACCCTGAAGTTTGAGAGGCCTTCAAGTATCCCATGCCAATCAACGACCTCAATACATGGAACCCGATGCTGCACATCGAAGTGCTGCGGGGTGGGTACGTAGGAGATGAGCTACTCAAGCGCACCATCTCATTCACTTACATCGACAGGGCCAGGAAGTTCGATGAGGTCGAGTGGGTGCTGGACAATCACGATGGATACTGCACGAAGATTGAGAACATAGCACTTGGGCTAGTACTTCGTCTGCGCCTGGGGTATCTGGGCGCCATGATCCCACCGCAGACTTTCATCATCAACAAGATTGCAGGCGGTGTTGGCGTGAATCGAGATCAGCGCATGTCAGTTGCTGACGCTGACGCCAAGATCACTTACCACGGGCGAAACAGAAACGCCCCCGGCAACTTGGCAGGGAAGGGGAAGATCAAGAAGGGAATGCATGCCGGGCCCACGCAAGACATCACGCAGCACGACTTGTTCCTGGGGTCCAGCTCACGTGAAAAGGGCGGGCCCAGGATATTTCATGTAAAGTGTATGTCTGATGCCGTGAAGGAGATTGCCTCACGCAACGGATTCTATGGCCCATATGCCATGGTGCAAGACACGACAGATCGCGTGGACAACGTGGTCATCCCTGGAACGATGAGTGATGGCGAGTTCCTGATGCTGCAAGCAGATCGCTATGGCTACACCTACAAGATCGATCACCGAGGGCTACACTGGCATGATGATGGCTGGGGAAAGAAGACGCTGAAGCGCCCCGTAGAACGGCTTGTGTACGGAGTCAGCGGGGACATCGAGACACTACGAGTGGTGGGGGACTTCAAGCTCCCGGTCCCACTCAATGTAAAGGCTCACGGCCGTGACCATCAGACCCGAGAGGGATTCGTGGCCCAGCTCGATGCGGCCAACTCCAAGGTCAAAACAGCTTTCACGTCGTTCTACATGACAGGGCTCCCGTCGCCGAATCAGCCCAATGCAAGATCAGCTCCTGGGGCCAGAGAGCGCATGCAAGCACTGTCACGACAGGAGAGCTTCATCACACCAGAGACGAGACAAGTGGCTAGCGTGGAGGCCACAAATCGCTTCATCAAGAGACATTTGGGTGCGCTCAAGCTGGAGATCACATGTGCCGGGAACCCCAAGCTGCTAGCGACGTACATGGTTCTTGTTGGCGGGACATACACCAGGCTTGTTGATGGCATCTGGTGGATTGACGAAGCGAAGCATGTGTTTGATGGGACGACCTACAAGACCAGTATCACGGTGAAGCAACCACCACCAAAGGCAAAGCCAGGTGCCGTTACTGAAGGCATGGTATGGGACGACAAGTTCGCTCATGCTGGAGGGAAGCCCATTGTGAGCAGTATCCTGATCAAGAACCTGGATCGGTGAGCACAAATGGCCGACCAACTAATGGGTGTCTGGCCTGCGACTGTGGTGGCCGTGGAGACCGAGACGCGCTGCCGAAGAATCCGTGCGCGCATCGAGGGCATGTTCGATGAGACTCCCTATTGGTGCCAGCCAGCAGGGATGCCCGGGGCTGGTGCTGTAGGTCAGGGATCGTATTACCCTGTAAAGCTTAACCAGCAGGTATACCTCATCTTCTTGCACGGGGATCCCATGGCTGGTGCCATCTACCTCACGGGTCCATATGGCGTGGACTCTACCACGGGGCTGATGCCTGGGCCGGAGACGATCAATGCAGCCTCGTCCGTCATGGAGGCAAGCAAGGACATCATCATTTGGGAGGATGAGGACTTCTTCATCGGTGTAGTATATAGCGAGAGGGGCGGGTCATCGAGGAAGCAGATTCGCCTCATCGAGAAGAGCACGTCCACTGGCATCGTGATTGATGCAGCTGATGGAGCAGATGGGGGATCAAAGAGCGTTCTCATCCAAGCCACCACGGCAATTCGTATGTCGGCCATGGGCCTGGTCAATATTCTGGGGTCTGTAGTCCAGGCCCAAGGCCGACGTGTTTTGGGGCTGACGAAGAAGCATATCTGACAGGCCCAAGAGAGCCACGACGATGCCAGCAATCGATATCTGCAAGCCGATGCCTCTTCCACCGACTCCACCGTCGATTGAGATCCCCGCGTTCGGTATCTTGGAGAAGGCCAGTGGGGCACTCGATCAAATCCCTGACATCGGAGACCTCATTGCTGGGTTTCAGGACACGCTGGCTGTAGCATTGGCACCGCTCCGCAGGTTCATGGAGATCATCGAGGCCATGATGGCCTTTGACAACTGCATCCGTTCCATCCCGCGGGCCATCCTCTCGCTCAGCCCACAGCCGCTCTACGATTGCCTCAAGGCGTTGGGGAAGATCATCGCTATCTTGGCAAGCTACGTCCCACCGATGGCCTACATCCTCACCATCCTGGACCTTGCTAGCTACTGCATCGACATCATCACTGAGGTCTACTCGTTACTGCAACGACTGGACGCAAAGATCGGAGAATATCTAACTGCGCTATCCTCAGCTCAGCTACTTGGAGATGCTCAGCTTGAGGCCTACGTGCGCTGTGGGTTAGAAGAGGTGAAGTCGGTATCCCTCAACATCTTTGGCCTGCTGGCGTTCATCAAGCCCATCAATGATGTGCTTCTCGACGCAATCATCGAGAAAATTGACAACCCTGCGCTGCGGGAGGCTGTCCAGCAATACAAGGACGCCACGCAATCCTTCTCCTCTGCGAAGAGCGCCATCGCCAACGGGACTGAGCTGCCGGAGCTCCCGGGGCACTCCGTTATCTCCAAGCCATGGAATCCAGACGTGCCTGTTCCGCCGCTTGGCCCGCTGCTTCAGGCCATGTACATCGTTCAGATGTCACTGGCTCAGATCTACAATGTTCTCGCGCCCCTTGTCGGGCGAGAGGCCAACAAGGTAGTGGGTGAACCACCGAGCATGACGTATCTGTAGATATTACAGAAGCTAGCCAATCCAGCCTGAATCAAGTAGGATCTACCCCAATGGCTTCTGCAAACACGCCAATCACGCAGAGAAACTTGATTCTACCCCTGTCCCGTGGCCCTCGTGGCCTGGCGACAGCCATGATGTATACGCGGTATCACACGGCGGTCCACAACTTCATCAAGACGCCTCTGGGCTCACTGCGGTGGGCATTGGGCTACGGGTCGATGATTGATGAGTTGAGGACGCAGAACCTGACGGATGCTGCAAAGTCAGATGCCAGAGCATTGTTGGTCATGGGGCTCAACACGTTCATCCCGGACATCACGGTGTATGATGTTCTATTCACCAAGCTTCCAACGTCTAATCGGCTCGAGGTCCTGGTGAAGTGGGACATCCCAAATGCATCGCCTCGTGACCCACGGGGCAATGCAATCTCCTCCACGGTGCAGAGCACTGCGGTGCAAGTCTAGGAGAACAAAGACCAATGCCACTGCCTCTCATCCCTCCTGACATGCTAGACGCCACAGCCCTCGACTACGAGGACATGATGACGCGAGCTCGCACGTTGGTGCAGCAAGCCTGTCCATATTGGAGAGATCATAGCTCCAACTTCATCGAGAACGTTCTCCTGGAGGCCTGTGGGTTCATGATCAATACAGCGCGCATCACCATGGAGCAACGGTCCCGTCAGAGCTATTGGTCTCTGGTATCAGAGATGCGCTCTGTCATTCGGCTGGGGCGAGCCAATTCATTCATTGTGGCAGGGTACACCGCGGCTACCATCGTGCTGCGCCTGTCTGTCCCATCTGGCACGGCGACGCGGAAGGTCCCTATTCTAGAGGGACTTCGCATCCGGGCTCAGCAAGACGGTGGCGGGCCAAGGTACCGTGTAATGGTCGCAAACGAGCTAGCTGTGGGGTCTAGCTACGTAGATGTATCAGCAGAAAATGCAGAGGTGCATGACGGATCATTTGAGAGCACAGGCGATGCCAACCAAGAGGTCATTCTGGCAGAAGCTCCATACATTGATGGTAGCATAGTCGTCTCCGTCAGCGGTGTGGAATGGGACAGGCAGATCTCTGGTACGCTGACGATGTCCAGGCCTGAGAGTCTGCATTACGTGACAAAGCTCGACGATCAAAACAGAGTTCACATTCTATTCGGAAATGGAATCAACGGATCCATCCCTGCACGAGGCGCGCCTATCGCCACTGAGCACAAGACAGGTGATGGCACAAATGGTGAGGTGTCGGCTGGGGCTGTATGGCTCATCGAAGACACGGTCTATGATGACCTCGGGCAAGCTACCACGTTGGTGGTGTCCAACCCGTCAGATTCGTCCCCGGCTGATAGTGGAACTACAGTGGACCAAGCTCGGGTGCTAGGCCCAATCGCATCCACCACGCGAGACACAGCCGTGGACGAAGATGACTTTGAGAACGCGGCCATCTCTGTCTCCGGCATTGCTCGTGCAGCCATGGTAACGTCGGAGCAAGACCCTGATGTAGATGATGACTATGGTCTGCTCTACCTTGTAGCCAGGGGCAGCAAGCTGATCTCCGGTAGATTTGCAGCAGCGGCTCCGACGGTGGCGCAGATCGCAGCTGTGGAGTACAAGCTGAGCAAGGCTGGTGGGAAGCGCCCGTTGATGCTCTTCTCCTACGATGTCAGACCAGCCGTGTTTCGTACGGTCACGCACTCCGTAAAGATTTACAAGGCATCTAATTACTCACAGACGGTAGTAGCTGCTAACATCAGAGCGGCTGTGGCTGACTTCTATGCCGTATCTCTCTCCGGGAAGCAGCCTAACCCAGGTATCGACTTCGGGTTCCGCCTGCTGGGGAGTGACGGCACGTCTGATTACACCATTGCATGGAGTGACCTGTTCGAGGCCATCAAGAGCGCAGCTGGTGTACGCCGCATCTCGCATGACGTGGACTGCTTGCTCTTGAACGACATTCGTGCGTCGGTGACCCTGCTTCCACATGAGTGGGCCATCCCTGGGGCCGTTACGATCTATGATATGGACGAGAGCGGGGTACAGATCTAACAATGGCACCCAAATACAGACCGGGAGCGCTGGATGCTGATGGCCGTTACTACCTGACTGCTGCTGCTGGTAGCGTAATTGGATCCAAGCTTTATGATGTATCTCTTGGCAAGTGGGGCAATCCAACATCCAGTTTGTTCTCTGGAGGCGCAAGGGACGGGTACTGGTACAGGGACGGCGTGCGCACGGCATGGGGTGACTTCGGCACAATCGCGGGCGGTGTCAGACACAACTCGTGGGCCACCATTGATATGGCAGAGAGGATGAAGGCCATCCCGAATCTGATCAACGCTTACTATGCCATGGCGTATGATCCGCTCAGAAATGACGTATCCATTGTGGCAGAAGGGCGCGCTCGAATGTCCTCTCCTTCGCAAGGTACGTTCAAGACAACTCAGGCTCTGTCCACTGCGTTTCACGGGCAACTTCAGGGGGACTTTGATGTAGAACTCAGTATCCTGAATCTGACGGGGGCCAGTTACTACATTTATGTTCCGATTCACCTGATCGTGTTCGGTGGTCAGGGCCAGGTGATTAGCGTCCACTGCGAGCGTCTTTCATCTGGGAATTGTAACTTCAGCTGGCACCGCGGAGATGATCGCAGCGACGCATCCACATCTATTGCAGCCGGGGTGTCTGTGGGTGCAAACCCGAAGCTCAAGATCACCCGGGTAGGGAACCTCTACACCGTTTACTATGATCGAGGACAAGGTGCTGGATGGGTCTCAGGGGGAACGTACACATCAAGCAAGAGACTCAGGAAGTCATGCTTGTACGTCGGCGCATTGCTGAGCCAATACGACGGATCTTACCCATCAGGAGCAAACTGCGCCCCGTCTGTAGACGTAGAGATCACACTCAACAGCGGAACCTACGTGACGCGCCCGACTTGGGCGCTCCGTGCCGCCAGTGTTGATCGTGGCAGTCGTGCTGACTTCCCGGAGAAGGCGCTGTTGGTATGGACCCAGAAGGAGTTGGTGATCATCGACACAGAGACCGAGAAGCTCTGGATGCGGTTCAAGAACTCGCAAATTGGGACTCACACGGACTACATTTTGCCCGGCGTGTCTGCTACCACCGTCATCGCCAACGCTGGGCTCGACGTTGACACTGGAGCAATCTACGCTCAGCTGTACGACGGAACCACGGCTAGCAAGGGCTCGCTGGTGATGATCGACTTTGCGTCTGACGGTGTCAATGTGTTCCACAACTCAGCCAGCAACGTTCCTATTGGAGGGTCATTTGACATCTCGTACAACGCCAATTACCCCTGGTGGCAGTTCACGCATGCACTAGACTACCCCAATGGGGGGGACCCTGACACGAATTGGTCAAAGTGGACTACGGGCGGAACACCTCGTTCCAATTGGACTGTGCAATCCGACCTGAATCGTGCCATTGCTACGTGGAGCGATGCGACCTACGGCTACAAAGCAATAGCCACCGCCATTGGTGTCCAGGTTGTTCGCCGCCTACCTGGAATGATGGATCCCACGCCTGACAATACATGGAACTATGCCACAGCCATCACTGTAACAGACGCAAGGGCAGTGTCTTTCACATCTGATGGCGATCTCGTCTACGCAGACGCGGCTTTCACCTACATTGTGCTCCTTGCTACCTGGCAAGCTGCCTTTGGGGGAACGTTCGCTGATGATGTTGCTGTAGCTCAACCAGGGACTGTCTCACATGCTTGTCAGTACAGTATAACGTCATACACCGATGGATTGCTTGTGGCTAGAGACGAGGGCGTATACCGCATCTCGATTCCAGGCGGTGTGTCCACGCTCCTCATTTCTTCCCCTGGTGGTGGAGCAACATATGAAGTGCTCCCCTCGTTCACCGAGCTGCGTGCTGTAAGCGCAGTGCAATTTGGGACTGTCGACGTGGCGCTCATTGCTACTACCGAAGCCGGTCCTCTGTACTTCGTGCACGCCATCAGGCTAGATACAGGAAATCTAGCGGGTAGCGGTGAAGCTACAGATCTTGGAGCTGATGCATTGTCAGTCCATGGTGTAGTCTAAAATGGCTACCGTATACGTCTATGTCTCGAGCAGCGCTGGCGTGGACGTTGTAGCCCTGCTTGTCAGCTTGGCGGGTGTAAATCCATCCTACGAGATCGCTGGGGCTGGAGCAGGACAAGCCCAAGATTGGACTGAAGCTCAAGATCTAGGTGGAGAAGCGATCGCAGAGTTTGCTCAACTGCCCTGGGAAGGATTCGAGTGCGGGTTTGCCAACAACGGGAATTCGCAGTCACTGTTCGCGTTAACCGACCTGCAACTTGCCATGTTCGAGGCCGCAACACAGGGGTACGAATCCTTCGATCACTCGTGGAACAACAACCACTTCTGGAAGGCCATCTTTGCAGCCGGGGACCTGAAGCACGCTGACTTTGACGGGGAGGGCTACGAGGACTTTGAAGACGGATGGGGCTTCAACGAGAACTCGAAGCTTGTCTTCGCCCCGGCTACAGATCTTGATGTGGCACAGTTCAATACTGCTACGGTAGACTACGAATGCTTTGATGCGGGGTGGGACATGAACCATGATTCATCCACAGTGCCAATCGTGACATATGTGAACTATGACTCTGCTGCTCCTGAATCGGTGGAGGACTTCGAGGAGGAGTGGGTAACGCCACTCGGTATCTGAAAATGGCTGAAGCAGACTTCATCGAGTTGGCTGGAGGCGCACTGACTGATGCTCAGGTGCGTTATGGGTACTCGGCCAACGCTGCGTTCTCTGCCCCAGATGGATCCAACGTTCTGGGGTTCCAGGCACTAGACAACGTTGTTGGGTTCCGGGGGCTGGTATCCAACGTGGCGCTCATCAACCCCACACCAGTAGGCAAGGGCGGTGACATCTCGGCCTGCATTCGCAAGTACGATCATGGTCTGTTCACACCGTGCATCTTCATGGCCCAAGGCCTGCAGGCCTCAAGCCCAGCCTACATCTTGGGTCTGAGTGAAGAGACGCCCCACAAGATAATATTGCGCAAGGGCCCGCTGAACGCACCAACCAAGATAGGCGGGAGCGGGAATCTGAGCGAGAGCGATGACTCATTTCTAGAGGGCCCGTCTAATGGATGGCACGAGCTGCGGCTATCCGTGTGTGTGAATCCGCATGGAGAGGTTATTCTACAATGCCTATATGACTCGGCCTTAGGGAGCGGAGGCGGTCCAGCCGTTCCAACGTGGTCATGGATTAATGGCATGCACCCTGTAACGCTAAGTTGGGACCCTTGCTATGTGGATGATACGATGGGTATCGTGAACGGCAGTCCTGCGCTCAAGGGCGGGTTCTACTTTGGCATCGGGCACTATAACAGCGCGGACGCTGGACACATTTCGCTGTTCGATTACCTCAGAACAGGGTACCAAACGGCCCCGTAGGAGGCCGAGTAGGAGCTGACAGGCAAATGGCAAGCACAGATTGGACTGCACTGACCAACATTCTCGACGGAAGCAAGGTCGTCAAGAACGTATCCATGGCCTTCACGCTCCCCCCGATGACAGGGGCGAACGAGTTCACCTATGGATTCAACACGTTGACATCAAACGTTGGGTTCTCTGGGCTCTACGTCGCCGCAGCGACGGGCATCAACGTCCCTACCCCAGCGCTCAAGGGCGGGAGGATGTCCATCGTGATGAAGCGCTATTCAGCCAGCGCGCTGTACGCGCCTATTATGGGACTCATCGCTGGCATCGATGTAGAGACTGCTGTGGCCTACTTCGTGGGCTTGACGCAGGGGGCAACGTCGTATCAGATCGCACTGAAGAAGGGAACGCTCATCTCTGGACTACGCACGTCTGACAGCGGGCTCCTCCGCGTGTCCACCGAGGCTTTCGGTGACATGGGTGACACCGATGAGGCCTGGCATCACCTGCAGCTGGATGTGCTGGTGAACCCGCATGGTGAGGTCAGACTGATTGTGACTGAGAACGATCTGTCAGCTCACGATGCAGACAATCCATCCTTTATGCCCATTGCGGGAATGAACCCCTACGTGGACGATTCCTTGGGCGCCATCAGCGGGAGTGCACCGCTGACGGGAGCGTTCAGATTCTTCTATGGCATGTACACTGAAGGACAAGCCTCACAGGCCTGTCTCTTCGATCAGGCCGTTGTGGCCGAGCAGCTACTGCCGTGAAGCCATACTGGAGATACCCTGGCGCTCTCAATGGGCGCATTATGCCCACGGTGTCCATGGCACTGGATGGGTCATATGTGTTTTGTCTTGGAGGTGATGACGAAGAACCACAGACGTTCACGCTGTCCCCGGGCGAGAAGGTGTCCGTCGAGCAAATTATTGATGCTGGTGGAGTGGACCTGGTCTACTTCTATTTTCAGTTCCGTACTGGCCCCATGCCAGCATACCGCATGGTTCTGAATGCACAGTCGGCCCAGATCAAACTTGGCAGCTTGGCCACTGTTGGAGATGGCATGGTCGGCATCAGCATTGAAGAGCCAAGTCTCCTGGCCAACGAGAACCTGTTCGTTCAGGCAGATAGTGACCAGCTTGCGAAGCTATCTGGATTCCCCACCCCAGCCAACAATGGGGTGTTTCGCATCTCATCCGTGCCTGTACACGACGATGTATATCCCCCGGGACGCGTTGCCGTGATCGAGAACGCAGCCGCTGTGGCCGAGGCTGGCCCAGCTACTACCGTAGAGATCTATGGAGCAAGGTGGGTGGGCCAAGTCTACATTGACGCTGTGAAGCGAGTTGAGGTGGTGGAGTTCACGGATGCTGGGCCACAACGCGACCTAGCCGTGAACATCTCCAAGCTGGTTGGCTTTCACACACTCAAGTATGTACTTGAGCTGCAGAGCATCGTGACGAGCTAATGCCTGGAATTAGAGTACCGCTTGCATCACTGCTGGTAGACCACAATCGCTTCGTGGATGCGACTACTGATCTCTTGGTAATCAACGAGATTCCACAGGAGAATGAGACAGGCGTACCACTTAGCGCCAGCATTAGCATGACCGCCGCTTGCATGCAGTCTGAAGTCATCACCGAGATGCAAGTGTGGCTGGCCGATCTGGGTGCTGGAGGGCTACTCGAGCTGGCCTATGACCTGACTGGTGGCGGGTTTCAAGCCGGATACTCCGGATCCGCCACTCCTGATGCTAGCCCAAGCAGTGGAGTCAATGACGAGCTACAGCTGGTAATCAACAGGGCATTAGATTTTTCATCGCTGTCCAACATCCGTGTTGAGGTGTTGGCGGCTACAGCATCCTACAAGTTTAGCGGGGCCTACAACTTCACCACTGAGGACAAGACCCCACCAGAAATACTGGATGTTGTATTCCTAGGCCCGAGAACTGCCCGGGTTATTTTCTCAGAGCCCATGAATCAAACCAGCTCTCTGAACTTCACATTTGCTGATGAGGGCGTGGAGATTGTGGATGCACAAGACGTTCAACTCATGACGCAGGCCCCAGTAGCATCGTGGACCGGAATGTGGGCTGGGCTGACGGGCTCCATCTACCCATCGAACAATGGATATCGAGAGATCATTGCTGTAGACATAGAAGCCAAGACTGTGCGTCTTGGCTCGTCCAGCAACCCCCTCACCCCTGACACCGGGATAGACTTGAACGATGCTGGGGCTGTCATCCGTGACCGCAAGCTCAGAATGTCAATCTCTCCCTACCGCTTGACCGCTAGATTGAGCGATGAGGCCATCGGTCTAGAGCCCCTTGACCCAGACACTGTGCAGTGTACCTACGAGCCAATCGTAGTGAACGTGAACGCACCTGAGGCCGACGAGGTTCCTGCGGGGGCTAATGTTGCATCCTATACAGTGTTGCAGTTCCACGATGATGTGTCATACGGCAGGCTCTACACGCTGGTAGCCAAGGGCGTAATAGATGCTTTCGGCAACTCATCTGGGGACCCGGGGGCCGAGTTTGACTTCACGTCCCCGTGGTTTGGGGCCCCAACTCGAATGATGGTAGAAGACTTGATCCCAGATGAGTACTGGGACGATGACATGCTAAATCAGCATGCCCTCCGCAGTATAATGGTAGTACTACAAGACTTGCTAAACGTCTTGTGGAACAGGATCGATGGCCTGCAGTATCTCCACGATCCAGACCGCTGCCCAAAGCATCTATTGCCTCATTTGCTGTATCACATGGGCTGCCCGTTCACCTTTCCCATTGAGACAGAGAGCTTCCAGCGCCGAGTAGCTAATGGCCTGGACCAGATGAAGCGAATGGTGGGAACAGAGACGGGGATCGAAGACATCATCACACTACTTCTGCCAGATGTGCCATGCGATGTAAGGCCATACCTGAACAACGTGGATGGGTGGGTGCTTAATGAGAGCCTTCTGGGGTTCACCACCATTCTATCTCCCGGGTCACCGTACTACAGGAACGCCTACGAGATCGTGTCCCCTGTTGACTTGACTGACGAGCAGCGTAGGATCGTAGTCGATGCAGCAAAGTGGGCAGACCCTGTAAATGCCCATTTGATCAGGGTGCTTGAGCCATCTAATGCTGCGTACAACGAGGCCGTGGTCTGGGTGCTGGGTCTGAGTGCACTGGGCTACTCAACAATTCTGAAGCAGGGGATCTAAAATGGATCGCTACAACTGGTACTCTGGGATGATCGTGTCCGACACCCACATGGACACTGCATTCTCCAACGTGTGGGCAGGAGAGAAGATGCTTCGCATCGGACATGGCTTGTCCCAAGCCTTGGCTGCAGGAGCACCCACAGCTCTTCGGCACGGTGGAATTCTCAACGGGGGAATTGTCACTCGTAGCGGAGTGCTCACCAAGACCGTCGAGGTCACTGACCTGAAGGCCATCGATGAGCTAGGCCGATTCATTACGTTGGGTGGGACTGCGACCATCGCGCTCTCACATACGGGGTCAGTGGCGAACTCCGAGATCGGCTACTTGACACCGCTTACGTGGAACGGAGCTGCTATCTCCGTGCCGGCCGGCGAAGAGCGGTGGTTGTCACTGTGGGTAGGATATGCCGAGCTTCTAAGCGACTCGCACAACGACATCTCTGGCACCCCTGTCTACCTGCAGGTGGATGAGTCCTTCCTGTTCAAGGTCGAGATTGGGGCCGCGAGTGCAGCCCCTGCCACAGACCGATCAGCACTAATTGATGGGTGGGTCCTGCTCACCGATATCCTCATCGAGGAAAATGGTGGGGACTACAGAATCAAGACGGTGGGATCTGACGCTATCTGCGGTAGCAACGAGGACTTGGATGTAATCGGGTATGGACTCGATGACGTAGCTGCACTGCCTGGCAGGCGCTCAGACTGGGTGACGGCGGAGGATAGCACCAACTACCCGCAGGCGCGGAGTGGTGGTGACCAGATCTACAGCCTTCGAGCAGGAACACCACGGGCTGCATTGGAGGACATCGTCCAGACGCTGCAGCGTCAGGTACGTGCTGCAGGACCGCCCATCGAGCCTGTGGGCACAGAAATCATCGGGGCCAGAGCCCAGGCTGGAGCTGGCCTGGGGCTGGCCATCGAGGCGGCGGCCTCGCTCCCCGTGGGTTCTTTGGACGAGCAGCTGTTGTATGTGCTCAACCAGATCAACGAGAAGCTGGGGCGCGGTGGCGGGGTCCTTGACCCACCGGCCACAGCAGATGGCATCATCGCCACGCCCACCACGCTGAGCCACGACAAGGCCTTGATTTGCATCAAGGGCTCTGTCGCAGGGGCTATCGTGGACAGGGTGAAGAATGGAACCAAGTACGGCCATCAAATCGCCCCGCCTCGATTTCTAGATCACTTCTTGTGGTACCAAGACATCATCACGATGGCCGGGGTAGACAAGGCCATCCCGTGGTTCGGCACTACAAACGACGACGGGG